CCTATCTATACCTGTCCTTATATTATCTGCTAAACCTGGTTCAGGAGCACCCCTACGTGTAGCTTGGTATTCAGCTATAGGAGCAGTGAGACTACCTAAACTACGAAGTAACTCTTTACCTTTTTCTTTAGTTTTATCTAAAAACGTAACATCTTCTATAGGTTCTGGGTTTGAGCGTTCCTGTTCAGTAACCATTGCTACTTGTTTTGGGCTAATCTCATCTAAAGTATTTTCAACTTCACCTGCTTTACCACTGTAAAATTCTGGTAAGTCTGTATACAATTCTTCTCCGCCAGTACTTAACCCTACATTTCCAGGGTTTGTTATACCTACTTCTAAAGCTACTTCAGCAGCAACACTAAGAGGTTTATTTAATATACCAAAACCTGCAATAAGAGTTCCCTTTACAGCATTAGCTCCATATTTTTTACCTGCCTGTTTAGTCATATCAATAAATGTATCTACGGCTCTACCTACTTTAGTTTGCGGTGTTTTACCATTTTCGTCTACGTAGTCTACGATAGGACCTCTAGTAGTAAAGTCCATACGATCTTTGTCTTTTATAGTTATTATATTAGAAGGCATAGCTTGTTTTAAGTCTTGTCCAAAAAAGTTAGTTCTAAGATTTATAGTATAGTCTTTTTGAGTAGCCTTTACATTTCCATCTGTTTTATATTTTAACTTATCTGCAAAGGGTTTATCAAAATCTACATCTTCAACAAACTCTTTACCTGATTCGTATACAACATTATCTAGTACTTCTGTTTCTATAAGTGCATCTATGTAAGGCTGTATTCTTATTCTGTTTATTAAATTATCTGTTTTCTTATTAGATAAACTTGCTACTGTTTTATCATCTAAAGATTCAAAAGCATTACCTACATTACTATTTACTATATTATCTATATCTTGTGCATCTACAGGAGCATACTCTTGTTCTAGTAAAACTCCTTGTAACCTATTAGCTACATCAGACATAAAAGTAGGAGTATCTATAGTGCCTTGCTTAAAGCTAAAGGCTATATCTAATTTTGTATCAGGAAAATCAGCCATGTACTTATCTATACCTAAAGACATTCTATCTACTGCATAAGCAGTACGCCCTACGTAATCATCTGCTACATCTGCAGGTGTAGACAAATAATCAAATTGATCTATAAGCTTTTTTGCTACAGTGTCTACTCTATTATTATATTCTATAGTTTCCATCAATTCAGTAAGTACACCACTATCTAGTCTTATAGCTGCTGCACCATCTGCTCCTGCTCTTTGTAAAGTTTTAGGTACAATTTTATTTAACAAAGATTTATTTTTATTCCAGTCAGGAACTCCTTTATGATTAAAAGGAAGATAGTCTGCAGCTTTACGGTAACCTATTTCAGTGCTTCCTGTAATACCTTCAACAACTTCCTGTATTTTAGTTCCTACGTTGTTCATATACCCACTAGCATTTGTTTCGTTAAATATACCTTCAATAGTTTGCTTAGCCGTATCTAAACTCATAGGTAAATCTACAAGAACTTTAGATTGTGAGCCTCGATCTAATAATGCTCTAAAAGCATTTGTATCTTTTTGTTGTTGTCTCCAAATAGCAAAATGCTTACTTTCAGGAGTTACTTGTCTTGCTCTTTTTCTTTTAGCTTGTGTAGTTCCACCTTCTACTACTGCTGCGCCTGTTCCTACAGGAGTTTCAGGAAGAGGGGCTCCTGTGTCTAAAGCTCTTAAGAAATCTTTACTAGCTCCTCCTTCAGGCATTACGTTTTGTTTAAATACTTCAGAATTACCATACACTCTTTGTTTTAGTGCAGCATCAAATTCAGATATTTTTTTAACAGCAGTTCTTACTGGAGTAGGTGTAGTTTTTTTATTTAATTTTTTTCTTGAATCATCTGTAGCTTTTTTAGTAATATAATATGACACTACTCTATTTCTTTTTTGGTCAAAGTTCCAATGAGCATCAAAAGTAGATAGTTCTCTTTCTCCTAAATCTAAATCTACTAAAAATTTAGGGTTTGTGTTTGCCCATGAAAGAACTCTTTGTTGATAATGCTGTAACATTGAGGCATCTGTATGCCCTAAAATTTCTGCAGCATAACGTGACCTATCTACTAAATTAGAATTTCCTAGTAAACTTGCAGTTCCTTGTCTAAACAAATAGGATTTTTTAATTTTCTCGCCTGTGTCTGGGTCTATTTCTGCATTAAAAAAACTAGGGTCTATATCATTAAAACCAGAATTTACTATTTTAGTTATATAATTATTAACTTCAGTTGAGTTAATAACGTTTTTAATAGTACCGTTTCTAGGGTCTGTGGAAAAAATAAATTTATTTGCATTAGATTTTTTATCTATACCTATTTCATTTATTCTATTTTTTAATATTTTAGCTAGGTGGTCAGACATAGGAACTATTCTTTGTAAGTTAGTTTTATTTTTACCTTTTAAGCGTATTGTTTTATTTTTAAAATCTATATCTTTAGGTCTTAAGCCATTTATATCTTCTACTCTTGCTCCTGTACCATAAAGTGATTCTAACATAGTAGCATAATTTTTTACATTATCAGGAGTATATCTAGATTTTGTTAAACCTCCTAAACCTTCTATAAGTGTTTCTGGGTTAGTGCCTGCGTCTAATACTTTTTTTAAATTATCAACGAGCCCTTTATAATAAGGAGACACTCCACGAATAACATAATCAGGATCAACAAGTTTAAGTTCTTTTAAACTTGTAGTCATTTCTTTATATTGAGTTTTTGCAGCTCTATCTACTAAATTAGAAGTGCCTGCATCTAAGTAATCAAAGGCTTGATATGTTGTCGATTTTACCATCTAATATCCAAATACAGGGTCTTGTGCTACATATCTATCAAACTCTTTTGGTTTTCTAAACCTAGGATGATAGTATGGGCTGTTAACTAATCTTGTCATGCACATATATCTTAAAGCATCGTAAGCATGATCCTCTGCTTTTGTGTCTACATCCTCTGCGTTTGTCTTGCTTAGAGGTAATGTAGGTAGTGTCCTTATCAACTGACTACAGTGACTAAACATTCTTAGTCTAGGTTCTTTCATATCATTCATACCTAAACGTTTATGCAATTCTATCTTTCCTGCTAACCTATTTCTATTTGATGCCATCCATCTTAGGTTAAGCCTATTCATGGATTCTGCTATACTTAAACCATGCCCTGTCTTACTGAAACAAGATTCATCTAACACTGCAGTTTGCATAGTAGGATCATCTGCTTCCAGTTCTAATATTCTTTCGGCTAATCCTTCTCCTGTATAGCCTTTTCCATATAGTTCTCTGTATATCCATAAGTTACCATCGTAATCCACAGCACCCCATAAAACACAAGAAGGACTAGAGTAACCATAATCTGCAGCCCTAATACGAGCCCAAGACCTAGGAATCTCAAAGGGATCAACAACATGTACTGAACGATCAAACTCTGCAAACGCTGCACCATCTGTAACATCCCAATCTCCTTCTAGTAATCTTCTCCTCTCCACTTCTGGTAGAGAGTACAACATAGCCTCATATTCCCCTGAAGCTATAAGATAGGGGTTATCCGTTAGTCTGGCAGGGATGAATCTTCTTTGGAAGAGGGGCTTGCCTGCTCTTTCTTGGGCTGCGGCTCCGTATCTGAGGATTGTTCCTTTTTCAACATCTTTAGCCCAAAAAGGCGTATTTGGCTCGGCAGCATCAATATACATCTTTTTAACCCACCAACCGCCCATGCCGCCTGGGTTAGCAGTGCAACGCATGTACGGTATAATGCTTTGATCCGTAGTACGGAGTCTTGAACGAAGGTATTCCCAAACGTAAGGAGTTGGGTAATGCGTAATTTCGTCAATTGCAATCCAGTTAAAACTTTGTCCTTGATATCTTGTAACATCTGTATCCCTATCTAAATATGAAAATAAAATCGTAGCCCCTGAAGGGAATACCCAAGTCGATTTACTTTCTCTAAAAACTGCCTCTGGGAAAGCTTTCTTATATAATTGCCTACTTTTGTCTATCAGCTCTGTTAGTTCGCCCAATGTCCTTCTTAGGAGCAATCCTCTGTGATTAGGATTGTGAGCATACCTTAAAGCGTCTGCAAGTAGGGCATAAGATTTACCTCCACCTGCTGCACCACCATAAAGAACATCACGTTCAGGTGCTGCTAAAAACTCCATCTGAGGACCTGGGTTCGGTTTGAACGCCACTTCCTGTTCTGCTACAAACTCCTGGAACTGTTTCGGTGCAGATGCAAGCACGTCTTCCGTCATTGCAGCTTTTCCCTCTACTGCTTTCTCCAGGTGTTTGAACTTCTCTACTTTCTCTTTCTTTAATTGTCTCTGCCTCGATAGTTGGTTCTTATGTTTTGCTATCTTCTTGTCTCTATACTTTAACTGAGCTAGGGCAGCTCTACGAGCTTTTACCTTAGCAGATACTGAATAACGCCCTTTCTCACCAGTTGCAAGCTTAGGTCTTCCTTTCTTAGGCGTTTCCAAGTACGTTAGCCTCTACATCTGATAGGTCTAATGCTTCTGCTTTCTTTGCAGGTAGGAGTACAACAGCATGTATATGCTTGTTCTCTGTGACTATTTCTTGTCTTTTGGATATACCGCACCTATCAAGTATGTCCGTAGCTGCTTCAAATCTTAGCTTCTGTCTAGCTATCGGTTCTTCCGTACTACCTGATAAGGCTTCTCTTATTTGTCCTACTGCAGTGGCTGTTGTCGTTGCTAACAATCCTTTTGCTCTATCTATAATGTGAGGTCGCATAGCTTTTGATACCGAAGACCTAGAGGACTCCGAATAGCCTGCTTGCAATAGGCTTTGGGTTATATTCCCAAAGGTTTTCTCTCCTTCAGCGAAGTACGCTTCAAGAAAATTCTCTTGTTTATCTGTTAATTCTTGTGATTTCTTACGTTCTGGTAATAACATTTAACACTTCCACCTTCTTCTAGCCTGCCTAATACGTGAATTAGGATCATTTCTTGTCTTGGCTGAGCTTCTTTTAAGTTGTCCTGCTGATCTTGCACAGTAGGATTTACGTCTTTTAGCTGCTTTACTTCCCTTTTTGACTTTACCAGTTACGGCAGTCTTGAGTTTAGAGCCAGGATTCTTCTTCCTGTAGGCTTTTACACCCTTCTTAGTCATACCTGCACCAGACTTAGTGGGTCTGTAGTTGGCTCCTTTGCCCTTAGTAGTCTTAGGAATAGCTTTCTTAGCTTTCCTTGCTGCCATTAGTAAGTATCTTGAGGTTTTCTTCAAGCCACTAGATAGTTTCTTTCTTGCATTACATACATTGCCACCATCTTTCATAGCAGCTTGTTTAAAGTTATCTGCAGTAGGGGCTCCTTTAGAGCCTACCTTCCGCATCTTTTCTTTAGAGCCTGCTGCTATTCTTTTACGTTTAGCGTGTATGTTTGCGTATAAACCTGGTTTAGCCATTAGTAGATTTCCTTGGGTAGATTCCGCCACCGTACTTCTTATCAGTAGAAGCGTAGATTTTACCTCCGCCCATTTTGTTTTTGCCTACTTTTATTTTTCTAGGTAGGTCTTTACCTTTAGCTTTATCTGTATCTCTAATACTTTTTAAGTTTCTTAAATCTGTGCCTTGTTTGTACTCAAAATCAGACATAGACATTTTTGTACCTACAAGCTCTTCTATAATTTTTTGCTTAGACATCAGTCCTGTTTGATAGGCGTTTGAGCCTTTACTTAAATCTCCTACGTCTAAATCACCTGTTTTTTGTAGATTCTCTAATGTCCTTTGAAAATCTGATACTTGTTTTGCTGTTGGTTTCTTTGCCACTTCTATATCTCCTAATTGTTTATTAATTGCCTACAGAAGGGTAAAGGAGAGGTAGAGAAAAACATTGCATCTTCCTGTTAGCTTGCAAGCGTTTAGGGTTACATATACTACCTCTCAGGTAACCCCCTTCATGTACCTTATTATAGAACATATGTTGCATTTTGTCAACACTAAAAAAAATTTAACTACTTGACAGAATGGATATTTGTATGTATACTAGGGTTATACCCCCCAGGGTTAATACTATATATAAGTAGGCAATTAATCTCCTCCAGTTTGTACTGGGGGTTTTTTTATGTTTGCTATTAAGAGTAGGCATCACTACTTGCGAGTGGTTCTCAACCAACCTAAATTTAATAAAAATCTAGCATCTGTGTATACGTAGGTGTGGGTGGGGGGTGGTGACCCTTGCGTGACCCCAGTCGCAGAGAACAGCCATTCTGAGGGTGCTGATTTCTGTCAATTAATTTTATATGATGGCATTCTTTAACCCCATAAATAGCCCCATTTTTCAAAGCAGTTAATCAACGGCATTTTACCAGTACATCTTAACCAGTTACAACTTTTCACGTGGCGTGTGTGTGTGTGAACTATAAGCTGACGACAGTCAAAGATATTTAAAGGCTCAATGGCGAGGGGGTAGGCGTACCTTTTCA